GGCAATCATGCTTAGCGCTGTGACTAGAAGCACAAGCGCGATATGCTCAATATGCTCCTCTAAATTTTTAAAAATCTGCATTTGTTCGCTCTATATCAGTTTTACAGATAATAGCACTTTTACCGAGAAATAAAAAAAGCCCCAAAGGGCTTTAATTAGAAACTTCGACTTACTTCATACCAAGCCCCGCCGAGCGAGCTATTGCGCACAAAAGTCATAAATCCATTGATGGGAGGTGTGACGTTAACACCCCCCTTAAGTTGAAACGCCGACCCATGCTGCAATGTAGTATTTGCATCCGCAAAATGTAAATAACAAATACCGTTTGTCTGTCCTGTAGGTAAGCTTAATGCAGTCATTGTTACGGCTGCTGCATTGACTACCCGAGCACCTGATAGCGCCAATGTTGGCGTTGCGCCAGAGATATTTGCGAATCGAAGCGAACTAACCCCATCACTATATATCCCTCGCGCCTCACTTGATGTAACTATATTCCGACCACGAGTTTGATCGCGTAAAACAACGTCTCCTGTATTTGTTACATAAAAACGCCCGCGATTTGTTCCGTTCAAAATAGTAAAGCTGATTTCTGCGTCTGATCCTGAAATCTGCGTATTTCCATCCTCATAGTGAATAAAGGTTGTTGCATCTTTTGATTTCCTTGCAGCAAAGTAATCCCAAATTACACCACCATCATCTATTCCAGTTCCAGTTCCTGTCGGTTCTGTTGATCCTGCTGTACCGCCTAGGGCTGTCACGTACACCTTACCACCATCCGCCAAGCACATATCCTCAGCAGCGTAAGACTTACCAGAGACCCATAAAACAGGGTCTTTCATTGCGATTTTATAGCTGATTAAAGCTCTTAGCGTCCAAGCCCATCTCTCGTCTGTATCGCCTGCTTTCCTAAACTGCATAATCTGTGCAGTGATCGGGTCACCATTTTCAGAAATACCAACACTATGCAGGATAGATGCAAGTCGCTCACTCGCACTGACAGTTCCGCCCGTACCCGTGTTGAGCAATGTCAAGGCGGTATGATGACTCGAACCCTGAATTGTTTGTGTGTCGTCATCAACAAGGTCGTTACTGAAAGTAATATCAAACTTATTCTTATAACTACCCTGCCCGAAGTTTGTAAAATCGGAAATTTTTAAAACAATACCAACTGGCAAATTAGCAAATACGGTTTTAGCACTGAACTTAACCCCTTTCGGAATATATATAGTATCCCGAACACCAGATGCGCTTAGTGTAGATAATGCGTCAATAACTGCTGTTGTTTGATCTGTATCGGATGGTGCAATGCTCAATGTTCTAATATCACGATAGTTTGCGTATTTTATATTACGAGTATTTTCCTCAAAGTTCGCCCATCCTGTCATATCAACATTCGGATCATTCGTATTCCCATCAATGGTGCTTTTTACAATGTCGCCATTGGCTAGAACGACACGTTCATTTTCAAGATACCCACCAATGCGAGAATGCCACTTAGAGCCACCATTGTAGTTGACCTGTTGTTGTGTTTCTCCACTAGCGTCAGCCACATTTACAGCGGTTGTTTTATTTGGCTTCAAGATCCAACCTGTCATGTCTGTATTCGGGTTGTTTTGATTCCCTGCAACAGTGCTCACAACTTCTGTGACATTATCATCAAGAAGCAGATTTGAGCCTTCAGGATACCCACCGATTAAAGTTGATAATCCTGCATTGTATTGGTAGCGACCACCTTTACAGAGAAATGAGATATTTTCTGTAATATCAAAAAGCACACCGTTAAAATCCGTGCCTTTTGGTGGCTTACCACCTAAGCGGATTGATTGCATTGTAAGCGGTGGAAATCCAAGTCGGTAAGTGGCGCTATTGTCAAACTCACCTGTTACGTTTTGAATTTCTGTCTTGTCGCCTTCTTGCGCGAATGGTGTAGAAATTAATCTAGTAGGTTGTTGCATGTTTTATTCCTTAATTACTGGTTAATCTTTTGTGTTGGCATTATCTAAGCTCTGACCAAGTTAATAAATCGCTAGGGTTATTCCCTGCCCAAGTAAATGAATAATCAGTATTATCTGGGATAATAACGGAAACTGGATAAAATGCCCACTGTGGAAGATCGTAGGTAAAATTAAAAATAGTCACACCGCCAATAACCAATTTTAAGCCACCCCCCACACCATCCTTAACGGCGATAAATATATGAATCGGCTTTCCAGTGTTATTCCGATATGTCTGCCCAGATGATCGGCTACCAGTCACATTCTGCCATGTCTGACCAACACCCAAATCCGTGCTTTGTGCAATTGTTGCCGCATTGCTTGGATTAATAGCCACATTACTATTTGACTTGTTGGCAACCTCTGACGAATTGGCAAACCGACTAATACCTACATTTGTAGTAGTGGCTTGCTGCGTTCTATCGCCTAGAACTTTACCCTGATTGGCTGTTAATGCTGCATCCGTTGCTGTGCTCGACAAGCTATCAACAATCTTAACAATGCCCGCAATACTCGCAGTTGCAGAAGCAATAGAGCCAGCACCCGAATAAATAGCCCAACGTCCCGCAGTCCCGCTACCGTTTGGGTCGGTTAGATTGTTCGGGATAAGGCTAATGTAATCGCGTGTGTAGTCGTTTGACGCAAGAATACAACCTTGATCATAACCGCCAATTTTCGCAGCGTAAGCGGGATCAAACTGAATGCGCAGCCCTTTTTGACGATGAACCATATTTGAACTAATGGCATAAAGAGCGCCATTCATGTCTTGACCATTTGGAGCAATACCACCCGCGTCTTGCGGGGTCATCGTGATAAGCGGGAAGCCATCATTAAGCGTGGCATCTTGCACATCCTGAGATGGTTGCCGTTCATCTTGTATCGTGTTTTTATTTGTGGCGTTCCAAGCAAATGCTTTAGACCACATAATTTCAGGATTGCTCATTGAATGAATACTCCGTAATCAAATGTTTCATACTCTGTACCGTCAAAGCCGAATACCTCTGCAATTGGTTTTTCTTCATAGGAGATTAACACACCGCACGGCTCAGGTAATAACTTCAAAGTATAGACAATTAAGCGCTGAAATGCCGTTAATTCAAACTCAAAAATATACTTTGCCGTCATGTGACCAGTGATGTAGTAATAAGCCTTTTCAGTGAAAATCATTTGAAGATATTTATTAATATTTGGCGCTGTAGCATAAAGAATATTTGAAGCAGCTTTGATGATAATTAATTCTTTATAAAGGTTATCAGGTAGGCGATAGGTGTTGAATTTCGCACCGCCTGCGCTAAATGGGGCGACGTTAAAAGGAGTGAAGTTTTGTGACACAGGATCAGTTTTAAACCCAAATGTGATCGCATCGGGATCGCTCATCTGCACATTTCGGTTTACGCCAACAATACGCCCCCAAATATCCAAGCCCCACGATGTTGCGGAGCTTAAACGCCACAACATTGAATAGAATTCTTCTGCGGTATGCTCAGGGTCTAGTGCATCTGCGATTCCCTCAATAATCCCGACAATAGCGGGGCTGTTTGCATACTGCGACATCAAAGTATCTTTAACATCAAACATTAGACAATCTCTATATCAAATTCAGTGGTCACTGGGTATTCGTCAACACCAAGCTCAAGGAAATTTACCCATGTTATGCCATCAAAGCTTACCTCAATGTCAAGCAGACTTAAATCAACAGAATTACCAACAGGGCAAACATAAGCAGAAGCCCTTAGCTTCTGACCGATACGGGCGCGAGTTTTCCCAGTTTTCAGCGCATCAAGAATAGCGTTTTTCATTGCTTTTTCATCTTGCAATGACATTTCGTTTTTATCTTCAAGCGTGATTTTAAACTTAACTGTTTTTAAGGTTGGTCGAAGAAACTTTACTTTATAATCAGGCGGGTCTACTGGGTATGTATCATTATCATAAACAGTGATTTCTGTATCGCCCGCAAACGAACACCCAGTACCGCCTTTAACTAAAATCTGCCAAGCAATGTCATAATCAACACCACCAACCACAGAACAAAGTAGGGTATTTCGCGTCACTGGATAATTAGTCACGCCAAAGTTTACAGTGACATCGGTTGGATTTGATTTAACCCAAACATCAACCACGTTTGGTAGGTTGGCTACAGCACCGCGTACAGCAGCATCAGTTAGCTTGGCATTTGCAGAAACCGATTCTTGTCTACGTTGCTCGAAGTTTTCCGCACTTTCAGCATTAACACCCGCAATGGCAGCGCTTGTATTGGTTGCACGGTCTAATCCTGAAAGAGCCACAAGAATATTTGTGATTGTGTCAATGGATGCTTCGATTGGCCCAGCGACAGTACATTGCACAAAGCCATCAATATAGCCAGTCGAATCAATAATCAATTGGCTTGTAGTTTCCCAAATATTACCCGCAACATCACTGATTCTATATCCAGCAGGAACAATCGTTCCACTTAAACCATGCAAGCGAATTTCAGCAATTGAATATGTTTGAGATTGACGAGTGATGAAATAGAGTTCACCAATAGCATCTTGCCAAATACCCGTAGAGTATTGCGGGTCGATTTGATTCATTAACTGAATCCACTTATTGCGCTCGTTTTGAATAACCGCTGTGATCGATGTTGCCAACTGCCCTTGTGGGGTATTCATTGCGGTATTCAGGTTTGAGCCAAAAGCGGTTTTTAGGATTTCCCATACGCCTGCAAGCACTTCATCTGTTGTGGGCGCGATAATGCCATTTTCGGTAATTTCAATATCAGGAATCATAAACTTACAACTCCTGTTTGGTCTTGATCATTTGTAAATTTAATCATGCCACTAAGCACCCGATTTTCAATTTTATTGAAGGTTATATTAGCACTAATCACCCCATCGACAGATAGTGCGGCTTGCCTTAACTCTGACTGATACAAGCCAAGCGGGTAGGATGATTTCCCTAAAATAGACTCAGAATAAGGGATGCCATCATTTTTATTAAAGTACATATCACCACGAAATACGCGACAAGCTGATGCAATGTCTTGTGCCTGTTGGTAGGCGTCACTAGCAATGGCAATATTGCCGCTTGAATCTAGCGTTAAATCCCAAGTATCAGGGAGTAAAAAAAGAGTATTAGCCATTTCTTGGAATCCCCACTGGTTGCTCCGTATTGCCCGCGCTGTCGTTTGCTTGGTTGTGAATGTGTGTATCTACCACAACGCCATTTGCAAGTGTTAAAACTCCATCAGGCGCAATAGTTAAGCCGTTGATATTCACATTGCCAGTCGTCTTAATATTCATCCCACTGTCAAGAAACTGAATATATTGTGTGGGCGCGCTGTTCAACATCCCGCCAAGATACACAGCATCATTGATATTGAACTGTCTACGTGAGTTTGGCGCTGCTTGTTTCTTATTACGCTTCACCATTGAAATGTCGCGCTCACAGTAGGCGATCAAGCCAATATCACCGACCTTTGGATTTAGAATGACCGCATTACCGCCCGCCTGCAATCGAAAGAAAGGCACATTGTTTATCGTTGCACGGGCATAGTTATTGTTTGAGCCATCCACCATGAAAACCATCGGACGGACAGACAGATACCCGACCGCAGCCGTGCTACTTGCTTCCTGAGTGATAGCCATGACCTCACCTAGCATTAGGGTGTGATTTTTACCCATCAATGAGCGCACAATAGCTTCAAATTCAGCAGCACCGCCTACACTTTGGGATGCTCTATAATTCGTTGTCTGTTGATCATTTTCTAACGGCATCGGTACTGTTCGCCCAAGTTGCATTAACTTCCATAGACCAGCGCCCATTTGGTACGCCACTTTCGAGAATGGTTTTCAAGCCGTACACGCGCCATACACCATTACATACTTCAATGATACTATCTTTCACCTCTAAGTTTCCACCAAAGCGAACTAGAGGATTATAGAAGCATTTAAACGATATACCTGAATGGATCGTGACTGGGAAAC